CGAATAGCTTTCTCTACAGTCTTGTAGATATGCTGAGGGATCTCATACTTGTGTTTGTCTAACAGTTGCTTCTTCATGAAAGCCATGTATCGGTTAACTGTTTCATCCCAGTTCTCACGCCTGCCTTGTTCGTCAATGAAACGGCTGTAACGGCTTTTGTGGATAAAACTTGAATAGTTATTCAACTTCATTCTTCTTCCTCTTCGGTGTCATCTATTTCGTCAACAAGTTGGTCAAACATGGCCTCGATTCTGTCCTCAAACCTGTCTACCAGTTCTTCTGATGTTATCCCTAAGATCTCCATGAGTGAGATCTCATCCAGCCTTTTAAGTTTATCAAACAAGTCCAGAATCGTTAAAGCCATAGCTACTCCTTATAGTACTTCTTAATCACTGTATCATAGTTTGCAATCACATACTCCAGATAGTGTACTGCTTTCTCTAGATCTTCTCTACCATTCTTACGTTGATGTCGTTGGACATACTTAACAACATTAGCTAACCAAGGGTCTAAGGACCATGCTGAGATAACATCCCAAGGTTGTAGTGTTGTTTCCTTGTAATGATTACCACCAACCTGTTTAGCTTGGTTTGAGTATTTCGGCAGCAATTGGTTCACTCCTTCTTTGTTGTTGCCATCCACCGCAGTCTTGGCACTGGTAACGTTGATACTTTCCAGTGAGGGACGTACTGAATCCACGCCTTTGTAGATTGATGCTACCACATCTTGTGCAGCTCCGATGATCCCCTGAGACGGAGATGTTCGGGTGGGTTCGAATCCAGGGAAGAAATCGCTCATAGACTTTTTCCAATAAGATTACATCTTGTTTGTTGTACTGCTCCATGACTTCCCATGCTGCTTTGTCTTTGTTCATACACTTGATCCAAAGTTCAAAGCCTTCATGCTTAGTCTTCTGTCCTAGTCCTAATGCTCTAGCGACATAGTCCAGTTTGTTACTAGGAAACCTAAATTCCTTTCTAGCAGTCTTTAACAGGTCAATCTGATGGTAAGGTGCTGGAGGAGACATACCAGCCTCGAGGAACTCTTTATTGAGTGTTGGTATGTCAAACCTAGTTCCATTGTAATGTACCACAGCATCGCATTCATCTAAGAGACTATGGATCTTCTTTAGCATAGTCTTCTTACCGTTTAGGATACTACTGAACATTAACTGATCACCTTGATACCACTTAGCGGACCAACACAAAACACTACTGCTGTCTACAATCTGGCTGATACTGATGTTCTGTTGAAACAAACCCCAGACATAAGCAGTGTTTGGTGCTGATTCGATGTCAAGTAGTAGGATTCTCATCAGTTTCTGAGTCTGTGTCAGTACTTACAGGATCATCATGTCCGAAGATGTTAATGATCTTTCCGAATTGTTCAACAAACACTTTATTCTTGACATCGTAACCGTAGTAAGCGCTGATAGCTTCACAGGCTTTCTCTAACAACGTAAGCCAAGTAATACCACTATCGTAGGTAGCATCAATAGTAACTATATGGCTTAGTGGATAACCATAGTCAGCGTTGTGCTTCTGTCCTTCTTCGTCTTCCTCTGAACTTATTGACATATTAAAACTAATTCTACTGTCGCTCATCTTCATCTCCATTCATTAGGGCATCCCAGGCATTAGGGAATACTTCAGAGCAGACTCGGCAGATGTTCTCTGCAACGATCCTTGTCTCTGCTTGGGCTTCCTTTGCTAACCTTAATTGACATACTCTAGCAAAGGCGTAAAGGCTCCCACTCCAATACCATTCAGTCATCATGGATTGGGGGAGAATCATCCTAGCCTGCTCAGGGCAAATACTTTCCTTAAGCATCAGCTCATATAATGTTACCATATAAGCAGTGTACTTGTCAACTGTTTCATTCCAGTCAGTAAAACTTTTTACAGGCTCTGACGAACTACCTTGCTTGACATTAGGTGCTTTACGTCTGAAGTAAGTAGGCTGGTAGAACTCTGGTTTACTGTCTACATAGCGTCTACTGACTTCATTCCAGGCTAGTCCTACCGTATGCTTCATCAACTGCCTAGCTACGAAGATCGGTGCTTTGATCCTAAACTGGATAAAGCAGTGACTGAAGGGACTCCAATGGTTGTGTTTAGCTAGATAGTTAATCAGCTTGATATCTTTAGGATCTAACACAGGTAAAGGAAAGTAATGATTGCTTTGCTCTGTGTCGTACCAATCAACAGCTTCTGACTCTTTATCGAAGCTAACACGAGCAGCATTGACTACCGTTAAGTCATTGCCCATGTGATCGATGTAGTCTACTTTAATATTGGCCATAAACCTTTCTCATTCTGGTGGCTTGTTTGCTTTCCTCTACAGTCTTCTGCTTCTGATGTACTTCCCACAGCTTTGCCTTCTCTGCTATTGCTATGAAGTGATCAAGGCTAACCAGTGCTAAAGGATCAGATCTATTCTGCTTGATGACTAAGAGGGGTTCTTTGTCTTTGCCTTCACAGTGCCGTATTGCTTGTTCGTAGTCAGTGTAGACTGCGATTCTTGCTCTGTTTTTGCACTCGATGCCATATCTAAATCTTTCCAGTGCATTCGTCGAGAGCCAGACATCCTCGCCCTGTGTACCCATTGGTGTGCTTTTGCAATCATGTTCGCTTAGATTGAAAGTGTCTCTTAGCTTCTGCACCACCAACTTTTGCAGCAGTCTTCCTTTGTTTTTTGCACTTGAAGGCTTCAATGTCGATCTCCGTCCAATTACTTATCCAGCTTTTAGGAATGATCATGACAGCATTGCAATCATTCTCTCCTATCGCTGCTGCTAGGTGTACTTCATCATCAGTCTCATGTGTCATAAACCCAACAGACTTACACTTTGCTACCGAGCCAGTACCCTTTAATTGCCATCCTGAACTGGCTACAGCATCTACCCATTCTAGGTAGACGATGGTGTTGGTGGTTGCCATAGCTCACCCTCCTTACGTCTAATCCACAGTAGTTGTCCGTTCTCTAACACACGTTCAGCATCGCCATCATAAGCCTTCAGAACAGCCTCATACATAGCTAGGTCAGTATCAAAGTCACCGAGGATCTTGTCAGCCTTCTTAGGACCAATACCACGTAATCCTTCGATGTTATCTACCTTGTCACCAGTAAGGATCTGACGATAGAAGTTCTTAAGTGCTACTTTGTCATTCACGTAGTAATGATCCTTCTTTACAGGATTGTAGTGATGACCAGGGATCATGTCTAAGTCTTTGTCAATGGATACGATGATTGAGTTATCCCTAGTTAGCGTGGCATGGATTCCAATAGCATCATCAGCCTCTTGTCCATTAGCCACTCTGAAGTCCCAAGCAGTAATAAGATACTCACGAAGGCTATGAAGATGTACGGGCCTGGGCGCATCTTTTCTGTTTCCTTTGTAGGGTTTTGTCTTAGCGATGTCATGTCTGTAGTTTTCTTTACCAGTTAAGTAACCGACATGAATGTTAGAGGAAAGTTCAATAAAGACTAACTCCTCTAACATGTCTGCCATCGTTCTGATAGCAACCTTCTCTGTTTCCTCGTTACAGGCAAAGCCTACACGGTAGCAGAGAATGTCACCATCAATGATTGGCATTAGCTTCATTACAGTACGTCTTCTGTTTCTTCTTCATCTTGCTTAGGCTGTGCACTGTAAGTAACCAAGTCAGTGATCACTAGCTTCTTCAGTGAAGGCGATACACCTTTCTTGTTCTTAAACGTCCATGAGTATGAACCCATGACACAGACAGCCTTTGTACCGTTACCGATGTGTGCCATGACTTGATCACCATTCTTGTCTAATGCTTTGATCTCATGGTTACTCTTAGCGGTAATGTAAAAGCCTTTACCTTCTTTGTTGCGAACAGAGATACCCATATCTTCCAAAGCCTTAACAGCCTTGTCTGACAGGTTAGTCAGATCTACTTGATACTTACCGGACATATCGTTAGGCTTATCAAGGAAGGGCCACATCAAGGTTGCTTCAATACGTACAGGTTTTTGTTCCATCTTAGTTTCCTCAGTGAAAATACAATAATAGTGTATCAGTTCATCTTAAATTTGTCAAGCAACATTCTACTTTGTATTTCAGCCATCATTGATTCTGTAGCTGATTCCGCAATAGAGTGTAGCAACGCCAACATCATACGGTTTGATACTAACTTATCACTCTGAACATCCATTGTTACATAACCAGCATCATCCTTTCCTATCTTAATAGTTACGACAAGAGAATCAATCTCATCAAAGTTGGTAATCATCAGTGTGTTTCCTTCCAGTTATTTCCTACTTTGTATTCGCCTGTTAGCGGACAACGTAAACCCAAGGTAACACCAGCCTTCTCAATAGCTGCTACAGCGAGTTTACCAACTTCGTCAGCATACTGCTTAGGACATTCTATCTGCCATTCATCATGGACGTTAGCCACAAACTTAGCAGGTATCTTATGTTTCTTGAGTGAATCATGTAGGTGGATCAGACCTTGCTTCATCGAGATCGCACCAGCTCCTTGAAGTAACGTGTTAAGTGCTGCGTGTTCCGACCGTACCCATAATCGACGACCATCAAGGGCAGGTAAATACCCTTTCTCTGCATACCTGCTAACTTTATCTTTAAGTGTCTTGAGAGCTGGCGTATTCTTAAGGAAACGGGCGATGAGTTTCTTTCCTTCCTCGGCACTCCCTTGAGCAATCGATCCAATCTTAGCTGGCCCTGCTCCATAGAGAAAGGCATAGATAAACGTCTTTGCTTGCGCCCTACTCTCAAGACCAGCAGCGAGTTGGTTTTTAGTGTGGACATCCCCATTGATTACCTCCTTAGTGTACTCATCATCCTTCATGTAATGAGCTAACATACGTAGTTCTAACCCTGAAGCATCACAACCAACTAAGACATTACCAGGATCTACAGTCCATACTTGTCTGCATGTTTCACCATACTCAGCATTGACAGCAGGAACCTGTGCCATGTTAGGGCTGTGATGCGTCATACGCCCTGTGACAGCACCGTTAGTGATGACCTTACCGTGTACCCTACCATCATCAGCAACGTGTTCTAACCATGATGAGGACTGTGCTATACGCTTCTGGATAAGTAGATACTCAGCCATTGCCTTAGCCTCTGGGTAAGGTAGCTTAGACAGGATCACTTCATCAACCATTGGCTTACCTGTCTCAGTGAACTTCTCAGGCTTCCATCCTAATGATGTCAGTCTACGTCCTATCTGATCTCTGGAGCCTGGGTTAAACACTTCAACATGATCCTTTAGCTTCTTACCTGTCTTCTCACTAACACGTTCAGTGATGATCGGTGGGAATATAGTCTGTAGGTTCTCCTCAATGGTTGATAGCTTCGTGGTTAACTGAGAGATGAACTCAGTACATAAGGGTATGTCTAGTTTGAATCCATGTCTTTCCTGCTGTGCAACAATGAACTGTACCTTGTGTTCAATGTCAATACTTTGTGGTGAGAAGTCCTTCAATTCTGTACATAGTTTACGATGAAGTTCACCAGTAAGATTAACATCCTGGATACAGTAATCAATCATCTCTTGTGTCAAAGCAGTAAAATCTTGGAACTCAATCTTGTGATTCCCTAATCTTTTCCCCCATGCTTCTAGACTGTGTCCTCCTTCGATACTGGGATTCCATAGCCTCGACAGCACGAGCGTATCGGAGGCCTTCTTGAGTGGTATCGTAATGTTCCACAATCTCCGAAGGTGGTAACCGTCGAAGCTGATTAGATTGTGTCCTATCACTGTGTCGTAGTCCTCTATAAGAGGCTTTAGTGTATTTGGATGAGTATGACATACCACCTCACTTGTTGTCAGATCCTTCGTGACTACGCAGAAGATAACAGTCTGATTCATGTCTGTTTCGATGTCCAGCACTAAGCTCTTCATATTTATGTACCAGTTTCTGATAGTCTTCTAGCAGTGTATCATATTTCTTCTTTAGCTCTGCGTGGTCAGCTAACAGCCTATCCATTACCCACATTAACCCTCTCCCCTGATAACATCTGCTGCATCAGCGTAACCTCTTCTCTCCAAGGCTTCAATACAGCGATCTAGTCTTTCTTCACTGGCTTGGAAGGCTACCATCTCAGCGAACTTCTCAAAGTCAAAGCGTTCACAATCCATGCGGTTGTTCCAGCATTGGCTCATCATATCTCTAAGTGTTTGTTTCACTGCCGCTGTCCTTCCAATCAAAGTTCTGTGCTTTGTGATAAGCAAGTTTTATTGCTTCTTTGATACCCCATTGAATCAACATCCTAACCTCTTCATCAGTAAGATCAAAGTGTAGTGTAGCTGTACCATCATCATGCTCTTCAATGTTTGTAACTTCAGCCATTATGGTCTCCTATCAGCATCTTGACTAGCTTCTAAGTAGTCTGATGCTCTTCTGATCTCTTTGATGATCTCTTCGAACGAACAAACTACCTCACCCATTGTAGACCCTGTGCGTATCTGCTGTAAAGCAAATCGTTTCGTATCCTCTTTCAAATCTTCATAAGTCTTCATCTTGTGTGACCTCTGATAACCTTCCTGTTGAGTGGCTGTAATAGACGTTACAGGCTGGACCTGTGACACCGCTGAAACGGTTCTTGAGTACCCTAATCCTGGTGGTATTGCGTTCACGTTCATCATCATGCTGTGCATTCCTTTCCATACCGATCACCATATCAGACAACTGTGCAATGCTACCAGATCCTCTAAGTTGACCTAGTGAAGTAGCTGCTCCTTCTTCATGGCCTTTACCATCTGGTCTCTTAAGATGGCTGACAATCAACAGTGCTATGCCTGTCTCCTGCACAATCATCCTAAGCTTGGTCATGATCTCATCTAATGCTTTACGTTCATCGCCAACATCGCCAGAACTGACGACAATACTAATATGATCCAACACAACAAAGCTACATCCGAGTCCTTTAGCCATGAATCTGACTCTTGATAGTATGTTGTCAATTGATGTACTCCCAAAATGATCAAAAAGATAAACCCTATTAGTGCCAAGAGTGTGCTCGAAGGCATCTCTAAACTCCTCATCAGTGTACGCTGTGTCAGGTAGATGCAGTGGCTTGTTCGCATGGATAGACATGATACCTTTAGCAGTGCGAACAGTAGACTCCTCCAAGAACATCAAGCCTATGTTGTCCTCAGTCTTACATAAGATATGGTAAACAATCTCCCTAAGCACCTGTGATTTACCCAGTCCAGATCCTGCTGTAAACGTCACCAGTTCGCCTTTACGGATACCATAAGTCAAAGCATTAAGACCTTGCCATGGATAGTCACAAGAGGCTTTAATGGCTGGTGTATTGATCTCTTCCCAAAGCTTTGATCCTTCAATAATCCCATCAGGTACATAGACCTCAGCAGCAAACCAGTCCTGGATATACTCCTTGATCATCTCATCTTTGAGATAATCGTTAGCATCTTTGTGTGGTTGTCTGTGCTTTACTACCTTAGCCTTAGCACCGAATAGATCAGCTACCTTCGTAGCAGCCTGCTTACCAACTTCATCAGCATCAAAGCTGATAACAATGGTTTCAAAAGAGTCAAGATATTCATAGTTGTCCTTACAGTCCTTAATTGCTGATTGTGCGCCATTACGTATGCTGACTACTGGATACCGCATACCATTCATTTGATACACAGCAACAGCATCAAATTCACCTTCAGTGATGGTGATGCTCTTACCACCTTTAGGGAATAGATGCTGTCCGAACAAAGTAGCCTTAGACCAATCACCTTTGATAGTGCAATCAGTCTTCATTGCATCATGTCTTACCTTGTATGCAGTGACCTTACCGTCAGCATCACAGTAGGGAAAAGCTACACCACCTTCTTCAGTGATCATCACACCAAAGGCTTTTAAGGCATCTCTGGAGAGGTTTCTTAGCGGTATGGACTGATACTTACCATCTAACATTGGAATCACCTTAGCAGACTTTGTATGCTTTTGCCTGAAGTTATCAACATCTTCAGACATTTTAGTATTCGTACCACAAGCAAAACAGTGTGACCAAGTCTCTCCTTTATCATTAACAGATACGGACAATGCATCACTAGATCCACAATCATCACAGCCAACATGCGTGGCTAAATAGTTCACTGATTCTTCTCCTTTAGCTTGGCTTCAAGGACTTTGCATAGCCAGTTGACTGATTTATCACCTTTAACCATCTCGCACGACAGTATGTCAATCTCCCCATCCGTCAGCCCAACCCACTCACGCTTTTGTGGTGTGGTGTAGAGGGGGTTGCACTTAAATCCCATTTCATCCATATACCGTTTACTGCGAGACACATCGCCGCCATCTGATATCCACGCCACCGGCTCTTGCTCTGTCTCTAGTGCTTGGCGCAGGGCGGTGATAGCGTTCTGTTGTAGCGTTAAGCCTGATCCAAACGCAGTGATTACTTTCTCCA